ATTCCCATTTTTATCCTCAAAGGAGTATATAGTTATTATGTCATGTTTAGCGGCTATATTTGCCTATTTTTTCAAAGAGAAACGTCAAAATAATGAATGCGACGAAAGAATATCCGAAGCATCTACAGTGGATATTTCTATCAAGCCAATAAAAATGACGAATAATCCACTATATAGAGAACCTTTACATAGAGAACTATTGGATGACAATTTTTCATACTCTTAAACGATTTATTCTTTCAAATGATTATTGTTGTTTTGCTTATCTGATGGATAACTGGTAACAGATTTATTATTTTTGTTAAAAAAAGCCGGTTTAGTGGCCTTTTTCGGGGGAAGTATTTTCGTGCCAAAGAGCGGAAACACACGATAAGGGAAGACTTTTCTTACTGTTGGGTTGGTAAGACGAAACATATTTTATATACACAAATAAAGCATGTTTTCTTTAACTTTTTTAGCATCATTTATTCCGGATTGTAACCGGTCGTTCACGGTGAGCGTTTTCATCGACCTGCTCTTTTATAAGTGAGCCAGCTAAGCAGCACATCATTCCTGCGGCAAAGCAAACAAACGGTTCTAATACGCATAACATTGTAGATTTCAAATAGATTTATTTTTACTATTTTTTATATGAACCCTAAAAATATTCAATTTTATAAAAAAATGGTATTATTGCCGTAGAATAATGTGTGTTTACTTAACCAAAAAATATATGTTTAGTGTATAACTATTCAATAAATCAATGGCAGAATTTAATGAGACTCAACCCTTAATGTCAAAAGATACAGGAGACGATACATATATGTTATTAAGATTGACAGCTGCGGCAGTACCCTCGCGGTGGAGTGAAGTGTTGGATGAAGGTTCTGGCGAGACATACTACTTCAACACAATAACAGGGGAGAGACTGTGGGAGAAACCGGATGACTTCGATGGGGCGGAAGCGGCAAACCCTCCTATAAATATTTTTATAGATAAAAACGACAATGATAACAATAGGTTAATTGAAACGTTAACAAATAAACTTGAAAAATATGTAACAGACAGAGGATTACCGGTTGAAAAACTACAAATATACACTGATGCTGCAACAGACGAGAACCAAGAAACTATTGAAACTCCAGAAGAATTAATAAAAAAATTTATGAACCACTCACTTAGAGTTAATTTTACTAGTCTAATTCAAACACAATTAAAGCAGTGTTTCCCAGGAACGCCTGAAGAAACTGCACGCAACCTTCTAATTGATACACAATATACCCACTATGGTTTATTTTCATACAATAATTTTGTTACTTATTTACAATATTTGTTACTGACAGATTTTACCACACGTTCCGAGGATGAAATGTTGTTTCCTTATTCATTCTTAACTATCCAAGATTTTAAAGATGCTAAAAATCAACTAAAGATACAAAAGACTCCTAGTTCAGAGTGGAAGAATACAAATGGTTATATGATTTATAATGTATGTAAAAGTCATAAAATCGAAAAAAAGGGGGTTTGTTCTGAAATGATGAGTATAATTACGAACAGCAGTTATTCAAAAAAACCATTATTGTTATTTGTTGATAAAAATAATAAAGCTGCTATAAATTGTTATACGAAAAACAAGTTTCAAAAAATAATAGATATATTTTCAGATAAAGACGCACTTCCTATATTTATGGTAAATAACCCGGATAATATCGTTATGGTTTACAATAGGTATAAGTTTAAAACATCTGTTCCTAACACCAACCCAGCAGGAGGGTCTACAGATTATGAATTACTACCAAGTGGTTCATATATGTTTTCTATAATAGCACATGGTGCGGTGGATATTCAGCAAAGTGATATATTTACAGCGGGTTTTGATGTGAAAAAAGTCTATAGAGAATATCTATTTCCATTCAAAAATTTACAATATTATGTTAATTTGGGATATGGTCTGGAATTATCTAGCAGGGTAGAATCAAACACCAAGTATACTGATATATGCTATGATAGAATTATATCTACAACTCAAGATACGCCAGAAAATGGTACTATAAAATTTATGCCTATGAATTTCTCTGGCTACCAGAGAGGTTCGGATCCTGTGTCGCGAGAACAGTTAATAGGATTATATGATTGTATTATGAAAACACGTGTAAAGGAGAACGCAGATTTGTTTGGTGTGAATAATGACCGGGTTCTCTCTTGGGATAATTTAATGCGAGAGATATATGTATACTGTAATGGTAAGGATATTCCCTTAGATAATGTAGAAATAAAGATTTTCGCATGTCGCGGATTTTGCCCACAGGGTCAGTTTGCTGCCACGACACAAGAACAGGGACACGACCAAGCCGAAGGCATGTTTGCTACCCAGGGTGAAAAAAGGAAAGCAGAGGGACAGGGACAAGACCAACCCGAAGGCAGTTCTGCTGCCCAGAATAAAAGAGGGAGAGAGGACAAACAGCAAGGAGAAAAGCGCCAAACAATGGATGGACGTGGCAATGGTGAAATGACAGAACAAATTGAAGCAGAAGAAAAAATTGAAGCAAAAGGTAAAGAGGATTTTTTCCAGTTCGTGATACGCGATACTTTAACCACATGCACCCTTCCAACAAAGAAAGGCGCTGGTCCTGATGGGTCATTGGGACAAACAAGTACTTTATCGGTTAAATTTGCGAAAATGTTAGCAAAGACATCGGTAGGCGATACTTTTGAATACCCGGATGGCAGTAAAACATGTTACGAAGCATTAGAAAATAACCATTTCAAACAAGTAGTTTGTCCCAAGGAGACCGAGTTCTCGAGTGAATTTGCGAAAATGTTAGCAAAGACATCGGTAGGCGATACTTTTGAATACCCGGATGATAGTAACAAATGTTACGAAGTATTAGATAATAAACACTTCAAAGAAATAGACTGTCCCAAGAAGACCGGCAGCAAAAGAACACGAAGAAAGAAGAATACCCGTAGTAGAAAAAGGAAGACACGTAGTAAGAAATAGATACATATCAAAATAATATAATAAAAAGCAACCAATATTTGTATTATATTATTTCAATGTCTAAAACACTTGTTATTATTTTAAGTGAAACACGAGCACATGAAATTACATTTGATAATTTCAAAGAAAACGTAATTGATAGATTAAACGCAGACTTATGTGTTTGTATAGGTGTAAAGCCAGATTACGACTATAATAATCCTTTTTATAAATTGTCAAAATATAAGTTCTTGTATGAAGAACCAGAAGATTTCGGTGATGCGTTTGATTATGCTTATAATATAATAACAAAGGACCGCCCAAAATATGAATGTATCAAAAATAATAATTCATTATATGGATTACTCGAAGCACCAAAAATATCGAACGAGAACATAAAATATTATGGGAGTGATAATAATAAGTTTGATTTAACTGAATGTAATGATGATGAAGTTGTAGTTCATACCTCAAAATTTCCAAACCAAAACTGGGTGAATCAAATATATGGAATAAACAAAAGCAAGAACATATACAAAGAACAACAGTTCGTAGACACCTATAAAAAAGGTCTCCATTGGAGGGAATTTTTGAAGATAAAAGACCAATTTATGGGTGGCGTTTCTGATGATGAAAATCAACATCCGGGTTCTGCTGGTATATTGATTTTTTTCAGATGGTTTTTATTGAAAAAGTTAGAAGAAAACGATTTGATAAACAAATATGATCGGTTTGTAATAACACGGAGTGATTTTATTTATCAACTACCACATCCAAATTTAAGTGCGATGAGCGAAAAAAATATATGGATTCCTGACGGAGAATACTATACTGGTTACACGGATAGACACGCAGTATTATCAAAACATAACATAAAAGAATACTTGAATATTTTCAATAATTTTGTATTAAGGTCAAATGATTATTTCATGAAAATGGCAAACAAAAATAATTGGAACTTAGAAGCGTTAATACACTTTCATTTGAAACAAAATAACGTAATACAACACGTGAAACATATGCCATATATTATGTATTCAGTGAGAAACGTGAATGGTACAACTCGTTGGGCTGGTGGAAAGTTTTCCGAAAAGCTAGGGTATTATATAAAGTACGCATCAGAATACAAAAAATCGAGTCAATACAAAGAAGATTTTGAACGACAAAAAACCACTATTGATAATTTTTTTACAAGACACTTTTCCAATAAAAAATAAACTTGGGAGAATAAATTTATTTTTATTTTTGTAGTTTACGCCTTTTTGTAAAAGCTGCCGCGTTTCCATGTTGCGTCGTAATCATCCGAAATTTTACTATGGACGCGAGCGGAGCGTCTCAAAGGTGGAGGAGACACTTTCATCTCTTCTTTACGCAAAGCCCGTGCGTTACGTTTCTCTTCTAGAGCTGCGAGTCTATTGCGTTCTTCTTCTTCCTCGATAATTTTGTTTAGAGCTTTAAATTTTTCTTTTTCAGTGATAATCTGTTTGCGAATTTGGTTCATTTCTTCATGACGCTGTCTCTCAATTTTTTTGACTTCTTCTTCGAAAGCAAGAGTTGCTTCCCACTGAGACAACTTATTTACATTCATTTCATTTTTAATAAAGTTTTGTCTGTTAAGACGCTTATTCATATCGGCTAGGATATTCTTATACTTGCACCAAGCTACACTAAGGCGGCGGTCTTCTCTGATGTTGATAGGCATTGTTGTTAATTTGTTATATCTGATTCTTGTTTCAATACTTTTTATAAGAATGATAAAAAGTATTCAATTTTATAAACTTTTATTACGTTTTTACACTAGCAAGCTCTTCAAAAAACGTTCAGGGTCTGTAGCGGATGAATTATAACTATTTATTACATCATGAACGGTTCGTTGTATTTTCATAACCTGATTGTTCTCTAAGAAACATGGTTCATTAAAGTAGTGTAAGTACATTTCAAATATAAACTTAGGCTTTACATTACCATTTACCTTGATATATGGTTTCTTTATCTCACGAAGGAATTCCTCTATCTCTTCTTTGCTAGATACAATAGATTCTATATTTATCTTAATCGTCCTGACAAAAGTATTCTTCTTCGTCTTGTCTTTTTCCTCCGTTAATATCTCTATACGGACATCTATGTCCTCATTCAAATGTACTATAATCTCTTCTTGGGTGATTGTGCTATCTACGCCTGTAAATAATTGTCTTAGGGAGCACTGGTTGTCAAGATTGGTTTCATTTGTTAACATATGGCATAATAATACTGTCATATTCGTATCATAATTACATATCGTTTTCATTGTTTTTAATATGCGGGTGCGATAATTTTGTTGAGAACCTATATATTCTATAACAGTAATGTCTTCATCAAATGAAATGATTGTATTATCAGTAATTTCTGACAAGGTTTCGGATCCAGAATCACCACTTTCTGAATCACTCATATCAAAGTTCAATAAATACATCCGATTATAGACAAACATATATGCTATGTAAAACATCTCAAGCAATTTCATTATATCCTCAATCATATTTTGTATTATAGTATTAATTTCTTTTTATGTTTCTAACTTTTTAATAATATTATTCGAGAACCTTCAATATGTTTTCTTGGTTTTGGTATGTTTATTTTTATTTTTTCTAGACTTTGATACATTTTTTCCTCCATTTTTTCCTCCATTTTTTTTCATTTCGGTTTTGCCCTCTTCTTTTAACTTAGTTATATTGTTTTCAATCAATTCATGAGTACACTTGTCGCGGTCCACGTATTCTTTTATATTTGTCACCCCAGTATCATTTTCAGGAATCATATAATTTTTATATGCGTCGGAATCTTCAACGTCCTGCTCGATTGTATCAATAACGTCACCAGCGCTCTCAACGTGTTTTTTTATTAGTCGATTATAATATTTTTTTACAAGACCAAACTTCGCATGATAAATCATAACATACGCATTCAATATTGTTAATTCCTCAATAATTTCACGTCTATATTTTTTCGCCATCATAAAAATGTTTGCTCGTTGACTCATTCGAGAGAACATTGACGAATTTTTATTCTCGGGTGTAACAGAAACAAGTAATTTTGTAAACTCTTCTGTTTTATCAATGATTTTGTCTATAATTTTTTTATCCATTACGTAGTCACTTTTCTTTTTTATGAAATTGGCCTTGCTATCTTCATCTACAATAGTTTCAACAATGTTCTCCATTTTGGTGTGGTACGAGCTAATTGTTTGTACGATTAGTTTATGTAATCGAATGAAGAATGAAAACACAGTCATACACTCATTTGCTATGATACTTAATTCCTTGTCATGCTTAACCTGATCGGCGAACCTACTTACTACAAACAAAGCTGCGGCTAAAGGAAGTCCTACGCCACTTATAGCCAATAACGGCGTGGCAGCTTTTATAGATGATTCAGCGACTGCGAATCCCATAGATGCTAATCCAGCGGCTTTTGATGTAAATTTTACATTTTCAATATCATCATTTCCTTTAAACCCACAAGCCTTCGCTAACTTGGGATTGATCTCTACATTGTCGTCATTACTCATTTATATTGTAAAGATATATTTTGAAATATTAAAATCGATCATAAAATATCAATAATTTTATTTTTATAGAAATTATATTAATATTAAAAAGTTTATAGAAACACTACTATTTAATTTTATATAATGAGCCTTCTATTCATTATTACTTTCATCTTGCCTATTTTAAGCAATAGCCTTATAACAGTACATATATACAGAAAGAGAAGTAATTTGTATTCACTGCCCGTTCGTGATAGAGGCAATAGAGTAAATTACAGAAATCAGTATCCACTGTCTCGTTATCATCATGAGAAATACCTGAAACGTATTAATTCTAATAATATCACTCGTCAAAACGAGGCAATTCTTGGACCCGATGATGATGATTTTAAAGAAAATATTATCGATAAACTGTTATCTCAAGCCAAAGACACGGCTCAAGAAGATAATAAAGGAGAACAGCCAGGAGGAATTCGTATTTTTATAAATAAAGGGAATATGTTTCCTCATAACCCCGACGAAAACGACGACGAAGACTTATTTCGCAATTTCAAAAAACGTTCTAGTAAACCTAAGTCAGAGAACTTTGAAATTGTAGAAGATTCAGGGATCACCTTTTCAGATGTTGGCGGATATGACAATGTAAAGAATGAGTTAGAACAATGTATTGATATAATTTCTAATTATACAAAATATGTTCCATATAATGTTCGTACTCCAAAGGGACTAATATTCGAAGGCCCTCCAGGGAATGGAAAAACGCTGTTAGCAAAAGCCTTGGCAGGAGAAGCAAATACAAGTTATATTGCTGTTTCTGGCTCCCAATTCCAAGAGAAATACGTAGGTGTCGGTTCAAGTCGGATCCGAGAACTTTTTCAATTAGCCAAAGACAATGTCCCATGTATTGTTTTTATCGATGAAATAGATGCCCTTGGTAGAAAACGCTCTGCTGACGGAGATACATCAGGAAACGAAAGAGATAGTACATTGAACGAGTTACTTGTTGCTCTAGACGGTTTCAAAAATATGACAGGTGTTTTTTTGATAGGCGCTACAAATCGCGCTGATTTGTTAGACGATGCTCTTACGCGTCCGGGACGTATTGATAAGCGTATATATATCAATAATCCTGATACAAACACTAGACGGGCAATATTAGATATTCATATTGATGGAAAGCCGCACGATAATTCCATTTATACCGAAGATATAGTAGAAATGACTAATGGGTTCTCAGGAGCTCAACTTGAGAACCTTGTAAACGAAGCTATGTTAAACGCACTTCGTGAAAACCGAGTCGAGTTCAATACCAACGATATTGATATTGTCATGAACAAAATGATTGCCGGTTGGCAGCCATCCGAGCATCAATTTACACCAGACATGATAGATCAGATCGCAATACATGAATTGGGTCATGCGGTTGTAGGAATGCTTTCTAAGCATCATGGAAAAATGACAAAAGTAGTTATTAATTTATCCGCACCAAACACTCCTGCTTATACGGTATTCGAACAAGCGTCCAATAGTTTTACCACACGTGAAGCACTACTGGAACATCTCATGGTGCTTCTTGCTGGTCGCATAGCCGAAGAAGTATTTTATGATGTCTCTGTTACAACAGGTGCGATTAATGATTTCGAGGAAGCGCTGAAATTGGCTCAGAAAATGGTTTGTTATTATGGTATGGGTGAAAAGTTAATTTATCCTAGCATGAGTGAAAAATATAAGGAGATGATCGATTCAGAAGTGGCATCTCTTATTAACGACGCTTACGGATACGCTGAATTTATTATACGTAATTCTAAAGACCTTATAGAAGAAGGAGCCACACTATTAAAGAATAATCAGCTTTTGACGTCTGATGAAATGTTGTCTTTGATGAATACAAAATACAAAGATATTATGAATTTGAAATTATAAAGTTTTGTTTTTAATTTTTGTATTGCGGTTTAATTTTGTGATGTATCGGTTGTAATGTTAGTAGCATCCACATGTGATTTTAGAATTGTTTGTATTTTATAAATTATAAAGATAATTTATAAGAATGTCAGATTCAGATTCAACTATTGATAATTAGAATAATATGGCGCAATATGGAGTAAGCATTGCTATGTCGAATGATGAAAATATTCAATGTATTCAACAATATAGTCAAGAATTGAAAACTAAGAAAACATCCTTGATTTCCGCATCGGCAACTTTACGTGCGAAATTGGCATCGTTTAATATTGTTGAAGGGTAAGCATTTTTAGATAAATATATGTATATTGTATATATTTATGGTTCTTTGGGATTTCTTTAAATCGAGAGCTAAGAAAAAAGAGATAAAGGCTAAGGAAGAAGAGATAAAGGATATAAGGCAATGGAAAGTACCCGAATCCTCAAAAGCAGGTGTTGATATTTCAAAGGCAATGGTGCAAACAGGTTTTGATGCTCCAAAAGCAGGTGTTGATATTTCAAAGGCAGGTGTTGATATTTCAAAGGCATATGTTGATTGTAAAAAGGCACAAGCGATTGGAGGAAGTAAAAGTCTTAACGACGCAGTACAGAAAGGAGATAAAGATATGGTGAATGACCTCATTGATTCAGGAGCAGATGTGAATAAAAGAGACATTGGAGGTGACACTCCACTGATATCTGCCTCATTAAGAGGTCACATAGATATCGTCAACTCTCTCATTGCTAAGGGAGCAGATGTGAATAAAGCAAACATTCATGATGTCTCTGCATTACATGGGGCGTCATATAATAAGCACTGGGTTGTAGTGCGGGAGCTGTTAGATAAAGGGGCAAATGTGAACCATAAGTCTGGCAGAGGTGAGACTCCATTACACTGGGCGGCGACCGGAGGGGACCTGAAGGTAGTGCAGACACTCTTGGATGCGGGGGCGGATGTAAATATTACCAATAACTCGGGTCGGACGCCACTGTACAAAGCACAGGATAAGGGCTTTACAGAGGTAGTGGAAACATTATTGCGTAAGGCACTCCAGACAAAATACAATCTAAAACAAGCAAAGAAAGACAACGTTGAAGAAAAGTTTGTGACTTTCGAAGGAGCCGAAAAGAATAATATGGGAGATCAAGCTAGTTTAATCAGTGAGTTTGCTGGAAAAGGTAGAAAACGAAAAACTAAAGCAAAGAAACCGTCCAAAAAACGTAGTACTAGGAAGTCAAAAAAATCAAAGAAAAAATCCACATAAAATTGATATGATACTTCTATAATTACAAATGAGTAATTATAGAAAACAACTATGTTTACAAGACAATCCCGCGTAACCATTGACTTTGACGAAGCATCAAAAGAATGGAACGCAAATAAAAAAAAACTAGATAATGGTTGTTATCAATATTCTTGTAAGTCATTAACGAAATCAGGAGATAAGTGTAAAAATGCTCCATTATCAGGTTCTGAATATTGTTCTATTCATTCAAAACAACAGTAAAAATATAACAACAAATTATACGATGTTTAGACCAATCATTTTTTTTTGTTTCGTTAATTTAAAAAGGATGACAACACCTACGTTGAATGCTGCTCCTTATTTGAAAGGAGATTTCAGCAATGTTATAAATCACGACATAGTAAAAGATTTATTAGGACTGACTATGCTAGTATATGATTATTCTGATAAATTTTCACTTGATTCCGACGAGACTATTGAGAATTTCATATCTAAAAATACGGATAGTGAAGACGAAGATTTAGATCTAGATGTAACGGATGAACGAAAAGAAGCACTGAACAAGCTTAGTAAAACTTCTCCACAAGGGAAAGTCGTAAAGTTTATAAGTGATCCAGTAACAGATATACAAGCGGGAATTACTATAAGTGAGTTAAACAAACGCATAACAGTAATATTTAGAGGGAGTGAATCAAAATCTGATTGGTACTATGATTTAATGGTTCTAAAAAAACGTGTATTGAAAGAAGACTATGAGAATGTTTACGTACATTCAGGATTTTATAAACAATTACATGATACTGACGTGTATAGTCAAATAACCGACATATTGATACAGTTAAAAGATGAGAATCCGGATTATAATATATACGTAACCGGTCACAGCTTAGGCGCTGCGTTATCAACATTGTTTGGTTTTGAAATAGCACATAAATTTGAAGACAATATTAATGTAATATCTTTCGCTAGCCCAAGAGTAGGCAATAGTGGATTTAGAGAAGCGTTTGATAAAAAAGAGAATCTACAGCACTATCGAATTACAAATGACCGTGACATAGTCACAGCTGGTCCTATGATCTTATTTCAACATGTAGGCAAAAATATTGCTCTTAGTCCAGATAAATGCCGCATATTTCATACGTATGATTACAATGAATGGTGGAAATTCTCACTATTCAACTGTTGGAGAGTGAGCGATCATAACGTAGATTTATACTATAAACGGCTTTGCGAACATATATGGTAACTTCATAATAAAATTATTATTTATTACGTAACAATAATTTTATATAATACTATCAAATAACACTTGATTTCGATTATAAATGTCTTTCTTGTCTTCATTTTCCATATTATAACGTTCAATTTCCTCTAGACAACGACCATAAAATGATTCGTCCGTCCTTTTTTCATATTCTACATATCTCCCTTTTAACATCGCTATCACTATTTCACCCATTTCTTCAGTTGTAGCATCTAAACGATAGACATCACCCGTTTTGATATTGAAAAGACGGAATTCTTTGTCTTCTTCAATTGTATCTGTATCTTCATACCTTAATCTCCATAACCACGCATATAATACCAGTTGTGCGTAATGTTCGATGACTGTCTCGCTAGTACATTTGAGCTCCCATAAGGTATTTTTGGTTATCATATCTACTCTTCCAGCAAACCGAATCGGTATGCTATATTCGATTCGTTCTTTCAATATATTGTCTATTTTTTCATTCAAATGTTCCATACTATCATCTATTATTGACACCTCTGCTTCGGGTATATAGTCATCTAACTCATTTTCTAAAACAATATCTAATCGTTCTTTGCATTTGTTTACAACATCTTCACTTAACCAATTGTATTCATCTCGTTCAATTTGCTTTAATTTAAATAACAAATTTTCGGTCAATGATATATTCACGTTACAAAGATATAAGTAGTCATTTATATTAGTTATTTCATCAGGCAAGTCAGATATTAATTCACGCATTAATTCGGGTATATTTTTTTTCTCTTCCAGTTCAAGTTTTATATTTTCTAGTAATATTTCACCTTGTTTTATAGCTGTCTCTTCTAGACCTTCATTCATTTTATAACGTAAGTGGTCGTAATACAAACAGGGTATAGCTATTCCATTCAAATCACTGACTTCTTCATAAAATCCACTACGCATTTGGACGATTGTGGGTATTTCTATATCATCAAAATGTTTTTCTTCCTTTACAAACATTTGATCTACTAATGGAGATATGACATCCATTACTTCTTCCGATATAAATTTTGTTAATTCTGTTGGAGTAATTCTTCTTATATTTTTTTTCAGGTTATCATCTTCTTCCTTGCCAAAAAATACACATTGTGGATGTCCTCTGAATTTCATATAATCCATTTTTTTTATTTCATTATGATTCTTTTTCAAGAATTCTAATGGTCGATTTGGTTTATCAACCGTTCCTTCCATCAAAAACAATGTATCAGTAGCACGCGTAGCGGCAACATATAATGTATTGGGACATTCAGTTCGAGGTATTTTCCTGTCAAAAAACTTGAAATATCCGTTATCAAATCCTGTAATGAAAACATATTTTCTCTGTCTTCCTTTTGCTGAATGAAATGTGGAAAATACGATTTTCCCATTAATAACTCGTTCATCCAATTTTTCATCCTTCAAAATCGGCACATAACACGGCAATCCTTTCTCTACCAATGCGTTTTCAAGACGACAAATATTCATATTAGTTGATTTTATGGATGAAGCCAATACAAATATATCTGATGGATTTGCCCCTTCATTCAATAATCTATTGATTTCAAACTTTACAACATTTAACATATTACTGTATGTGTTACGAATGTATTGAACTTGAGGTCCTTTTCGACATGAATTCATGCGATTCTCCCCTAACATCACATCATTGACAAAATAACGCATTTCATCAGTAATGCGAAAAGACATTTTCATTGTCATATTAACTGTTTCTTTCGTCATTAACATGTCACAATTCGCCCATATTTTAGACCCCATAGTTAAAAATCTTGTATCCGCACCTTTGAATTCATATAAACCTTGCTTGTAATCACCCAATACAACTAATTGTATTTTTGAGCCCATATCTTTGACATATTTCAATAGCAATTGGAAATATAAGTAGGTCATATCTTGGCATTCGTCAATTACCAATAAATCTATTGCGTCGATTTTTCCTTTAGGTTCCACATTTTGTGTTAAGGCTTTACGTATCTCTTTGTCTGTATATCCAACATCTAAATAATGCTGTTTAGCGAGACTATGAAAAGTATGAATCTTTAAATTGTCTAGCTCATTCTCTACTACACGTTGTTCTACGTCTTTTCGTAAAGCCGCATTATAGGTTACCTGTAATATTTTGGTGTCACTTAGTTCTTTTGCTATTCCCAGTATCAAGGTTGTTTTTCCTGTCCCCGCTACAGCATCAACAACAACGTTTTTTCCGGTTTTTACCTCTTTTAATATGTCTTGTTGTTCTTCACTGAGAGGATTCATTAAATAGATATATTAGTCTATTTAATATAAAATTTAATATTTAAATGGTTTCTATTATGAATTCCACGATGATATTATTTATTCTTATAATATATCATAATGAGAACCTATAAGAAGAAACAAGTTACATCGAATACTCGTAAAAATAAGAAATCGAATAATAAAATGTACGGCGGTACTCCAAAAAATAATTATATAGTAATACACTCTCCTGATAATAATAATGAGAACCTTGACATGTTAAAACATAATATATTAACAAAATCCTTCAATACAACAGATTTAGATGACTATATTAAAGATGCTATATTTAAAATACGCGCAGAAATCCCTTCTACAACCGATAAGGAAGAATGGTTGTCGTGTAAAGGAAAATGCTTCAAAACAATCCGAGACTACATAAATGTAGAGGTCGAGTCTACAGCATATATGGTGCGAACTATAACTTTTTCCATTATTTCGTTCAAAAATAATAGCGATTCTATACAAATAGTCTATACCGGCAATGATAACGGTGAAAAATTAACTGGGAAATGGAAAGAAGATAAAGATAAATTTGAAATTCGGGTGAAATCTAAAAACGGTCAAAACAAAACTGCCAAATTGATTATGGGTCTTGGACCAAGTGCGTCTGGAAAAACATACTGGGCCAAAACAATAATCAAATTATTGAACGAGAACCTACCTGATTTTCCAGATACCTTTTTAAGCATAGATGGTGGAATTTATAGGGAATCCTCTTTTGTATATCAATCGGTTATTTATATCCTAAAAAAATTGGATATTTCTGGCCTTTCTAATCTTGTTTCTGCTGGATTGAAATCTGCTATGATAGGTTCTCTCTTTGATTCTAATAAAATAAAAAAAAATATGAGAGAATATTTGAAAGAGCAAGACTCACCAATTGACTTATATGTTCCTGATACACTTGGAGATTGTATTACTACTCTTGATAGATGCTATGAAAAAGATATCAAGCCATATGTTGACATTACAAAGGATAATAATTGGACGGCGTTACATATATACCAACACAAGACTGGCGATAAATGTGTATACCCAGAAGAATATAAATGTATTGGAACTACAGAAAGTGGTAAATCCCGTGAAAAAACAGAAGGGAAGAAATATTCAAGTACGGCCTATGACAATTCTTTCAAAATGTCTAATCAAATGCTAGAAAAAACCGATGGAATCAAATTGTTAATACATAATTCAGGTGGTAAAAAAACTAATGATAACTACAACAAAACTGTCATTGTTAACAAAGGAAAATCTGACCCATTTGCGAGCGTTAATATACAACAATTCAGTGACGAAAATAATTTTGTATACACAAACGATGCGAATGATCTCATTACATAATCATTTTGAGGATATACAAAATTGATTATAAAATAAACCGTATTTTATAAACTATCTAACTTGAATCTATAAAATGACTATATTATTAATAATAGCACTAGTAGCTACATGCGTAGTAGGCAGTTGTATGTGTTGGGTATGTATTGTATCATGTGGAGATGGAGAGATATGTGGAGATGGAGAGATACATGGAGATGAAGATAATGTATATGATATTGATAATGAGACTGAAGTAAAAAGCCCATTGTAAGTAGGCTTTAATTAGCCCTTTCAGCAATGTCCGATATGATACGACAAGCAATTGTTATCACTGCGATTCCAGTTAGAACAAGACCTATTATAATTAATAAAACAGTTAACCCTATCATAATATTATGAATATTATTATAATATTATAAATTTTTCATTTTATTACATTTATTTTAATGTAAGTATTTCAATGAACCACCCATACCATTATGAACCTGACAGGCATAGAACAAATTAGACCCAGTGTAACCAGTATCTATTACAATAGCAGTTATTAAGTCTGTGCCAGCAGTAGTTCCGGTAGTAGTGATAGTGTAAGAACCAGCGGTCGTTGTTAATACTGTGCCATCAGTAGTTGTCGCAAACTTTAATGGATGATTGGCATTACTCGCCTCACTCTGGTCGAAATAATAAGTTGTTCCGGGCAGTAATACGATAGATTCTTGTTCTAGACCATTGATGTAGAATTTATTTCCATTACCACTGTCCGCTACAGTAATATCAAAGTAATAACCCGCTCCACTATTATAATCACGTGCTAACAGTATGTTTCCACCCATGCCTGCGTGATTTACACAATAATAATATAACTTGTCGAGTGTGTTATCGATTGGCACGACAAACTCGGTAAATTCTGGACTATTCGCTGTACCTTTATATTTTGTTCCGACTGTATACTCTGAACCGCCATCATGAGTACCATTCACACTTTCACTAATGTGTAATTGGTGGGTGGTATTAGTTGCGTCGACTTGTGTAAATCTATAAGCGGAGCCCTGTAATAATGTCAATGTAGGCGCGTATTCCACTGTAGTATCATTATCATCATCTATATAATATTTATTACCATTTCCATCATCCGCAACTGTGACACTTATGTTTTGTGACAAATCTACCTCGGCTATAGGGGTATCAGTATTAAGTAAATTTATCAGTAAATTTTTAGTAATACCATCATAACCTCCACCCGTAGAAGCTAACTCCAAGTTAACCGAAATGTCGTTATAATATCTATCTACATCGGGATAATCCAGTGTGGTAGTTTTGTCAATATTCCAGTTTGCGTCAGTAATAGTTAAATCGGGAAGATCATTGAAACTCAAATCACTTGTAGAGTATCCACTCGCAGAAAGAGTGAATGACATTGTCACATCACCACTTGGTTGGCTGCTTAGAGAGAGATCAAATGTGTCACTTACTCCTTCAGATAAAGTTAGCTCTGTTGCAGGATCTATATTAATCTCTACAACCGGGGCAGAATCGTTATCTTCAATGGTTAATATCAATGTCTTCGGTGACAAAGATATATACTCCGCAGCACCAGAATCAACTCCAACAGTAATCGTATCTGTTCTATCTCCATTTACTAGATTATCGTCGGTAGTAGTAATGCTAACTGTTTGAGGGACATTCCAGTTTGTATCATTAAAAACTAATGTTGTTAAATCGGTAGCTACACTTACGTCCACATTCGCAATAGACATTGTAGTCTCGGATGATGGCTCAGATGTCAATACAACATCAAAAGTATCAGACGAACCTTCTGTCAACGTAGATGTAGACTTTGATAAAGTGAAATTAGCCGTATCATTTACATTCGAAATGACTACCGGTATTGATTGACTACCAAAATCATTATTGGTCGTATTTATTACCAACGTATCGTTTTGGTCTACTGCCTGTGAAGATGTATTTGTAGTCACAGTAATAGTCTGTTCTGTATTCCAATTATTATTTGTGAAAATTACATCATTGATACTCTGAATATGTGTTCCAGATGTAAAAGACACTGTAAGGTCAGCAATAGGACGAGTAGACAGACTTAAATCATATGACAAATTCGACCCCTCATCGATAGTTAGGGAAGACGACTGAACGAACACTTCTCTTGTGGAGTCATACATAGTCACTGCAAATGGTTTTTGATAATTGTATGTAATATTATCATCTCCACCATTTACAAATGTCAAACTAATGTCGAATGTTTCAGGATCATTCAATATACCATTGTCTATTCCTGATAAAACAATACTTTGAGTAGTACTATAATTGGAAGGTGTAAATTCCAATACACTTGGAGCCACACTGACCCTTGTGTTATCACTGCTAAATACAGTTAAACTTACATCACTGACTGGTATTTTATTCAATGAAACATCAATTGATAATGTGGTATCTTCATACAGTAATCCTTCACCAATATAAATGTTGGATTCGAGTAGATCATTGTCGGAGAATACTACCGCGATCTCTGTTGTGGCGCCATTACCATTATCAAATACAATATTACTTGAAATATCACCTTCGGCTAATTCATTATCGGGCTTATTCATAGTGAATAAAATAGGCTGGTCGATATGCCAATCATTCGAAGTAAAAGTAAGACTATTTATATCCATAGTTACATCCGATGAAGGATTGGTGGCACTAAAAGTCATATCTATTCCAGGATCTGCGGATAATTTGAAATTCACAGTTTGCGTTGTAATAACGCCCTCATCAGCATCTATCGTGCGATTCGTTATTCCACTGATTATCAATATATCGTTACCACTATCATTATCCTCATTGGCAATATATACAAATTTTGTCAAATCTTCATCTATAATTTTTACACTAATAAATGTATTAATTGTTCCATCGATTATTTGGTCGTCTTGCCCGGTGACAGTAATAGTAACTGGTTTATGATAGTTGTCTCGTGTGAATACAATTTCATCTTGAGAAATATTTGCCTCTGTCGAATCATTTACAACTAGAGATACCGTTGTATCTTTCAAAGGTTGAAGATTCAGTCTAACCGTAAATGTGGCTGTATCATAATCTTCACTTAAAATTAAGGTTCCCGGAGCATCAATGATAGGTTCTAATCCAGTAATAGGTTTACATAAAATGTTGGGATCCTTACAATTGTCTTCTTTTTCAGCATCATAGAAGACACGTCTGGATACACGGTTTCGTATACTTCTACCATGCGCTCCTACACCCAATGTGCTAAAATTAATTGATTTTTCGCCTCTAGAAGAGGAGAAAATCATACCTAATGGTAATCTGCGACTCATTATAATGTATTGTTACATTAAGATTTCAAGTAATTATATCCATAAAATTGATTATAAAATCTTCCATATATATAAATTAAAGAACAGAATTATAATGGAAAACACAGTTATCGCTATCCCCCAAAACACAGACAACGTCGTCGCAAAAATGCTTATAAACATTGTGAAAACGCAATATGAAAAAAAAGAAAAAAAAGATATATGGAAGCTCAGTGAATGGAGCCACATTGCGGAACTAGAGAACGATTATGTAGGTGGTGTTGGTGAGACATTCCTACACCAACTATGCATATCTAGTAATATCCCAGCTGAGATAGATGGTACAAAAACGAAAGAACTAGGAGGTGGTTGTGGAGATGGTATTATTAATGGTCGCAGTATTGAAATTAAGACCGCGCGCGCGGGAACCGGTGATATTATGTCATTTCAGCATGAACTTGGTGAAAAACCATGGCATGCTGACTTTATGTGTTTCGTTGATATCGCGCCGGATAAATTCTACATCACTATCTTCCCTAACTTTACAGAAGAACAATACAAACAATGCTCTAAATGTGAACCATATTTCCCAACACGCTCCTTCTGTTGGAGAAAGAAATCCGGTTGTTTTAAGTTGGATACGACTGAAAAATTGAATGAAACGCAGTCAAAGATTACGGATAACCACACATTGGCATGGAATAAAGATACTTCTATTGACAATGTAAGACAATTTATCAACAAAATTGTTACACCAAAATAAATATTATGACAATAAAAAACAACTGTATTATTCGGTTGTTTTTTATCTACTATTGATATCGAAATCATGAAAACTGTTCGGATATTTGAGATGTTCGTATATTATACGCGGAATTTGTCGATAGAAAGGCAACTTTCGACCAGTCAATTTCCTTGAATTTTTTCATATTCTCATTCTTATCTTTATTGAATACAATACCATACCCCTTTTGTCGCGGCAACTCTTTAAAGGTTTTATAAAACCGCATATTTTCTTTCCCGAAACACGTAGATGGTAGGTAGATATCACATTTATCAAACATCTTTTTATTACGAGTAGTTGATGGAGATCCTCCATCAGACAATGAATATATTTTCACCACCGATGTATCCAATTGTTTGATGTCGTAATCAGGGTTTTTATGGTTTTTCGACCATATTTGATATATACACTCTACTTTTACTGGTTTTCCATTGGGTTCTTCAAAATCAGTATTTAATTTCTCACTATGGATTAAATTGTACCCAATTACACGCTTTCGAGGGACACCCTTTCCATCACTTTCGAAAAGTTGCGGCAATATGAAACAAACATAATCAGCGAAATTATAAGAATGATTGATAAATTTTAATGCCAACTGTCCCCTCAAACCAAATGGTGGATTACCAATAACAATATATTTCATCTGTTTCGCTGGTTTCCAATTAAGGTAATCGCCCGTGATTATTCCATCGGAACGGGGCTCTATATCAATACCTATTCTTCTATTATCTGGTAGGGCATCTAGAAATTTTCCATTCCCTGCTGATGGTTCAATATAAATATATTCACTTTCAATATCACCATACTTTTTTAGTATGTTTTTACATGTATCTACGCAATAATTTACTGTGTCTGAAGGCGTAAAGAACTGGTCTTTATCTTTGAAAGTATAATTAGTATAGTCTATCTTGATATCTGCCAGTCGCATTAATTCAAAACAATAGGACGGAGGGACATTTTTTAATTCATTCCAACGTTTTACTGTGCCAACGGCGACATTAAGTTCGTCAGCAATTACCTTATAATCTTTGGTTTTCAATATTTTATTTAATAAATCCAGCAAATTATGAGGGTCAACACTATCTGGCTGAACTTTTTCAACAAGGGTATTTTCTATTGATTTTGACATGATATTATCACTATTTATTTCTTCAACTACTTTATCAATTTTACTCTTGTTATCTTGACATGGACGTTTCTTGTTTAAATGTATATTATAATGGGATTTCTGAGAAAATTCCTTCAGACATCTCCCGCACGAATACTTCATATACAATACCTCTCATAATATCTATATTATTTAACTAAATTAGTTAACTGACCATTAAAATACCAAACAGGGAAGAGTTTTTGAAAAAAAAAAGTCTATGAAATTTTGGAAAAAGGACATTTTTAAAAATGTCCAAAATGAAAATATTAGAAAAGTTTTTTTTTCTGAAAACGTGAAAAATGAGGTTCACTTGTAAATGCTGTGAATACACAAATGAAGAAGAACGTTTTGTTACCATACTTTTTTTTTCGAAAATTTTAAGTTTAAGTTTAGGCGATTTTTGTGTCATCATATTTTAACGAAATGGTGACGCAAAAATCGCCTAAAACTCGCCAAACATTTATATGTGAAAAATGTGATTATATATGCTATAAACAATCTGATTATAATAAACATTTAACTACTCGTAAACATGAAAAGATGACAAATGATGACAAAAAACTCGCCAATCTATATACATGTGATTGTGGGAAACGTCTAAGTTCTCGTCAAAGCTTATATCGTCATAAAAAGAATTGTAGTAACAATGTGACTATCCATACTATTGATAATACAGACAACATAAATAACGCACCAGACCATAATATGGTAATTGAATTATTAAAACAGAATCAAGAGTTGATGCTTTCAAATAAAGAATTCAAGGAATTGATTGTAGAACAACAAGAGGAGAACCTGAAACTACAGAATAAATTATTAGAAGCAGTAAAAGACGGAAAAACGATTAATAACACGAATTGTAACAATAATAATAAGTTCAATTTGAATTTCTTCTTGAACGAACAATGTAAAAATGCGATGAATATCTCGGATTTTGTAAACAACATGATGTTAGATATTCAAGATCTTCAAAATACAGGGAAATTGGGGTATGTAGACGGTATAACAAAAATATTTACAGAAAAATTAAAAGCATTAGACAAATATAACCGACCAATGCATTGTACCGATTTAAAGAGAGAAACACTATACATCAAACAAAATAACGAATGGGAGAAAGAAAGTGTCGATAAAACAAAAATCAAGACAGCGATTGAATGTGTTGCGAATAAAAACTTGAATAATCTTAACGCATGGAAGGAGGAGAACCCAAATCACGTGATAATGGATTCTAAAGAAGATAAAGAATTTGTAGAGATAATGACAAATTCATTGGGAGGCATGGGATCAGATCGCGAAAAGAATAAACAAAAAATCATTAAGAACGTATTAAAAGAAGTAATGATTGAAAAATAAAAACATTATAAAATTGATACTAGTAATATGCGATATAATTATATACAATAAACAAATAATGAGCGATAATTTTGACAAAAGAAAAACCAAAAAAGACAAAGCGAAACGTAATAAAGATTATTATGGGAAATACAGTCCAAAACATGTGCGGCAACAAGAAATGCTAATGGAAAAGCGACAAAAGACGGTAGTAGAACAACCAAAAGACAATAAAGAAAAGAAACAAGGATAGTCGTTATTTTACAAATATAATATATAATGTATTCAAAAACATTATTGTTTTTTTTGTTGGCGGGTGTATTTAGAGCATTTTGTGATGAAAGTTCTATTTGTGTATGCACTACTGTACCGTGTCCTGAAGTAGGAGAAAACACGATCATAATGGGAAATGGTAACGCAAAAATGACATATTATTACGAGAGTCATAATAATCACCCGGTAGTAATATCGGCAACTGGAGAACTTACACAAGGTTCTCTTAATGAAGGTACAGGAACAACCGACTGTACAAGAAAATATTCACGAATGTTAGAAGATGACGGGTATTCAGAATGTGACGCGGGACATATATTAGCGAACCGTTTAGGTGGATATGGAAATCAGCCATTAAATATTTTTCCACAAAATTCAACCATCAACCAAGGAGTATTCGCACAATTCGAAGGCGATATATACGAGTGTATGGAAAAAGCAAACAACGGTGTTTTAGAATGGGATTTTATATATGAAAATAGTGATCGAACAATGCCTGATAAAGTGAAATATTCAGCAACATTCGACCAAGGATGTGAACCAATAAGTAAACTTTTTGATAACAAATAATCTATTCATATTTTATAAGGAATGGAACAAAATATAAATGAAACTCCAATTAAAGATAAAGAATTACAGAAACAAAATTACGAGTTTGATATCGCGCCTCAGTTAATCGCCATTTTTACATTAATTCTAATAGTGTCATGTAATTACTTGGGTACTCTATTTCCATGCAAAGTTCAACAAATATTAACAGATAGTATAATAGCAAAACATACTCTTGGCTACTTAGCACTAGTATTTTTCGTGGTAATTACCGCACCCGAAATGCAAGAAAGCAACATATTACTTTTAACAATAGGCCTATATAGCTGGTTTATTTTAACATCCAAGACCTATTATAAGATATGGTTTATTGTATTTGTGTTAACCGCGGTGATTTATATCTTACATGTATATCAGAAAAATAGAGAAAAATCCGAAGAGGCAAAAGATGAAGATGAAATACAAGACGAAGAGAAGCAATCCGCACAGAAATTCAGAGATGAAATAATAGACGGATCTAAAAAATCATTATCTGTATCAGTAATAATATTCACCATATTTGGCGTGTTGGTGTATATGGGTAACAAAAAACGAGAATATGGTAAAGAATTCGAATATATTAAATTTTTCTTTGGAAAATCTAACTGCCGAATCAATACCCCGCAATTTACCGGATATATGGAGTCAGTAAAAGACGCAATTCGTTTGTAAATAAATAATATATAAAATATTTATTTACGGGCTTTCATAGTCAGTCTACGTTCTCGGACCTGCTTGGCAAACTTTCTATTATTTTCAATCCCTCTAAGTAGGCGAACTTGTCCCTCAGCTCTCTCGCGAGTAGTACATTTGGCATAAATTTTTTTGGTTGTTTTATTATAGACCTTATAACAAGGCTGATTTCGAACTTTACGAATCACGTAAGGCATATCCTTAAAATACACTGAGAAAAAATTATATTAATTGAGAAACATAAATTGGACCATTATAAGTAACGGCTGTTTGATACTGTGCGTTTGCGGATACAGAATTGCCTTGCCATGTTCGATCACCAAATATAGTTTCTACAGATAAACTCCAAGTATCTCCATGATCGATTGTCACAAAGACACCTCCATTTTTTGCTAGGGCGGTTTGAAAGCGTCCATTAGCAGACATCGCCACACTTCTCCATTGTTTGTCTCGTATTACTTGATTATTTTTCTTTGTCCAGGTCGTACCAAAATCATCTGATACATATATTTCCCCAACGTCTTCTAATGCGGTTTGATATTTACCCTCTGACGACATCGCTACAGAAATCCAATTACGATCGTCCCAATCAGAATCTACGCCAGGGTTAAGGTCAACCGTGTTCCATGTAAAACCATAATCACTAGATGTATAAATATTTTCTGATACAATAGTCTGATAATTACCATTATATGACATTGCGACATCACAAGTAGGAAACATTTGTATGGAATTATATAGCTCACTATATTCATCGGTGAACCTTACCCATGTTAGACCATAATCCCTTGATTGGTACAGGGAATCACCAGCAGAAATAATATTTTGATATTGACCGTTCAGAGATACGCTTACAAATACTTTTGTATCGCCAAAATTATATACACTATTCCATGATTCTCCATGATCGTTAGAAATATATATATTTCGACCGTTAGATGCGGTTTGGTATTGACCCGAGGTTGACATAGAAACACTATTGCTACTAGCTTCTCCTATGTTTATCTTGACCGTCCAAGTCGTTCCAAAGTCTCTAGATACATATATGCCACCTAGTTCTTCAATGGCAACTTGATAACGCCCTGTAGTAGAAATTGATACGGCTAGCCATTTTTGATTAGCAAGTATATCAGTAGTAACATCAAACCACTTAGCACCATAGTCAATGAATAGAAAGTTATCTTTGTTTGATAATACAAACAACATAGGGACAGTATACGTTTGGGTTATATTGTTTACTGAATAACTGGTAGTTTTTCGCACATTACTGTTTGTTTCAAAATAATTGATAGACGCATCTATTTTCTGCAAATTGCTAGGTCCAATATTATTAATGGGTGTATATGGTTCAGATTCAATGTCGAGAGACAAACCAATACTGATTCCATCAGGAACATAAATCAAATCACCACCAATAAATCCGTTACCAAGACCAATATTATCAGAAGGATCTCTGTTGTTATAGACATCCTCGTCAATAATAAAACGAAGAACCTCATTTATATTATTTACTGTGAACGAACCAGAAATATCAGAAATATAAGAACCAGACACATCAAAAGAATTTCCACTTAACACATGTATAAGGCAACTGGCATCAAAAACCCCTCCGTTAATATTAGTAGCATCATAATTTGAAAATATATTACCAAATCCATTGGGCAAACCAAAATATTTATAAACAGTTTCATTAAAATCGCTATACAAAGAAGATAACCGTCCCATAGAAATTATATTATCAACACCAATACATTCTGTTAAATTAGTAGTCCCAAATGATAAACTATCAGCAGCCAAGTTTATGCCACTAGCATCAAATTCAGCATCAAATACTACATTATTACTTTCGTCCTTTGTAATACCAATTTTATCATTCATTATGCGGACACCTAGCGATATTTGAATTGCGTTTGATAAATCATAGGCTGGAACTAACTTATTGGCTGGAGCCATTTGGACTTCTTGAAAATTTTGTTTCAATGAAAACCCACCTTCTGAATCAATTACATAACAATTGCCAATATGGGTATTTTCTGGGAGACTCATCACTTAAATTATATTAAGATAAATTATTCAATTCTAATAATATAGGTGCTCTATATTGCTTTTGAAGAAATTTACTGGGAGTTTCATTCGTATGATAACATTGTTCTGCTAGTAGAGACAATTCTTGAACGTTCAAAGAATATGGATTAGCGAGAACAACCCCCATATCAAAAGTAATTCCAGGAACGACTAATATTTTATCACCGGCTATAAAACCATCTTCCACCGTATAATTATTAAGACTGCGATTTGAGAACGTATCATTTGCTACTAGGTCTGTAAGCATAGGATTAATGCCGGATAAACTAAAAAAACCAGAGAATGCGCTTACTTCGTTACCAGATACGTCGGTAATTGTATCATCCAAAGTACGTATAAACTCAGTAGTATCAAATGTATTTTGGTTCAATTCACTAATGGATGATGTTGTGAACAACTTAGAATCAAGTGGAAAATGAAAATATTTTTTTACTTGAAAAGAAAAGTCTTTATAAATGTTTGTGAAAGAACCTAACGACAATATTCGGTCGGGAGTTATATTGTTTTTGAATTCATTAAATTCAACCTGGATATTAACAGCTGGGAAACGTCCAGTGGTTGAATTAAAAGAAGTATCTAATATTGTAGTGTTATCTGCGTTTTTATAAAGATTTATTTTTTCATTAAACAACCTGACATCAAAAGAAATGCGTATTGTGTTAGTAGTATCAAACGTAGATATAATGGATAGTTTTTCATCTAAAAACGCCACTTCGGGGAATGTAATACTAAGACCAAAACCACCTGTGGCCAAAATAACATTATCGGATGTATCAAAAGATACAATATTTTCATTTTGTGAAGGGTCAGTATTTATTATAGGATCGTCACAAAACTCATTATGAGTATCGGCACTCATGTATTTGATATATATTCATATACAAATATATCAAATGACTCGAAATTATAAATCATACAACATCTTCAAATCTAAACAAAAAGAAAAGTTTGCGTCGTTCATATCTAATATACGTCCTCGTTCGTCATATAATCGTATCCGTAGTCTTTGTATATCAACAGGACCGAAATAACGTCTAGGTTCGGTTATTATTGTAAAATCATTTTCCATCATAAGGCTAAAAAAAGACGATTTCAGTGAGATCCTAGCCAAAATATTTGGGCTCATGACAGAATTGTTGAATACACTGACAAATTGATTATTCGAACTATTACAAAAATCGTCTATAGCTAAATATACATAGCGAATCGCAGCGGGTTCAATGACAGTATCCGCCGTATATATTGTATCACCTAGATACTTTTTCTTTATAAAACCTAAGTTCCAACCGAATTTTGACGACACTTCTAATTTATCAATATCGCGGTTTGCGTTTTTAGTGAAATCTAATTGAATTTCTTGTATAGCAGTGGCATATTTGCCACCAGGCTGTATTGTAACTTTTCCAGAACCAGAACCAGTATTGGTAATATCCAAAGAGATATTTATATACGAAAATACATCATCCACATTTAAGATTTCTTCAACACTATTCTTAGGACAAATAAGAGAATTTAATTTATCAATAAGATCTTCCGAGTTGTAATTGCCGTCTGGAATGGTAAATACACGTTCGTTCATAAGGAGTGTGGCTTTTGAATCCACACCAGATACTTTATCTATAGGATAATGAATAACTCGCATATATAAAAAGTTATTACCAAGAGATTTCGAAATACCATAAAAAGAAACAGGAAATTCTAGTGAGGATAGTCCCATTGAAACTACCTTATTAAATTTGGTAGGCATCTGAAGAGTAAAATCGGAACATTTGGTTTTATATAAGTTTTCACGAAACTTGCTGTCAATATTGAGTGATTTGGTAATTATGCGAGTGTTTAATGGATTCAATTTACCAGGAAAAAACTCACTTGGATTAGAATACACAAACTGTGTAGTAGGTTTTTCTATTAACTCATCATTCCGAGACGGAGGTTGCTGCGAACGTGGATAATCATCGGTGTCTAATTGATAGTTATTGGGAATGGTAGTTGGCTTCCTCTTCAACTCATCTCTGCATTTATTCTGAATAACGAGCGTCTTAGCATTTTCTAAAAAATCTATAAAATCACGTCTAAATTTTTTATCTACATGACCGCTAGAAAGGAGTTGTTCACGTATATTATATTCAACTTGCTCGATGTCACTCGAAGAATAGGTCTTGTTTTTATCTAATCTGAAGAAAGTTTCTAAGTCATGAAGGCTATAATTATTTATATCTAGATCAAAATTTTCCATTATTATATATTATAACACCTCTCTATTATATTATAATTATAAATAAACAAAGAATTACAGGTTAGCTATTTGGATTTATTATAATTTTAGCAAATAACTATTATATTTATTAAGTGAAATCAAATATAATAGCATTTTATATACACCATGTCATCAGGCGATTATATAAAGTTAAAACAAAACAGAAATATTATTTGTGATGATGGCGACGACGAGGACGGGGTACACAGACCAACCCGTTTCGGTGTAGAGTTGAATCCTACTCAGGATTGCTATTTGAATGGATCAAGAGGACCAACTGGACCAGTCGGAAGTACCAATGGAGGCGTTTTCGCAATATATGGTGAAAGTCTTGGGTACGATCCAATAGATGCTAGCGGTTATTCATTTTCTTATGGATCTGGAAAAAACAGAGTGAATACCGTCCAATCTTACGATCAGTCTGGAACACTAGTAACAAGTACAGCAGTAACAAGTGTAGAAAGTCAAGGTTCAAGTGGTTATGGAGTTCAAATAGGAATGAGTAGTATTTTATACTATGTCGGCGTCCAAGCATCAGAAGCACCTCAGATACAAGGAAAGATACAAGTATGGAAAAATAGTTACTACACAGGCATAGAATTATCTAACTTAGCTGAATCAAGTTCATTAAGTGATCTAAGTTTTAATTTTGCTGCGGGAGACTATGTGAATCTAAAGTGTACTGAGGGAGAAGGAGGTGGTTTAGTGAATGTATCATTATGGTTTATTACACAAGGAGTAATTGGTCCAACTGGAGAAAAAGGCGATACAGGACAGAGGGGTGATACTGGAATTCAAGGTGACACCGGAATTCAGGGTCCAACCGGATATACGGGTCAGCAAGGAATAGATGGACCAATTGGTCCGATTGGACCACAAGGAGTAATTGGTCCACGTGGGGATCAGGGAAATAAAGGAGATCAAGGTTCACAGGGAGAGAAGGGTGATACGGGGGTTCAAGGTCCAACTGGATATACGGGAGAACAAGGACTAGAAGGTCCAATTGGTCCAGTAGGACAACAAGGTATTCAAGGCATTCAAGGAAACACTGGTGACAAAGGAGATGATGGTATTCAAGGCAACACGGGTGAAAAAGGTGATACTGGAATCCAGGGTCCAACCGGACACACTGGAGCTCAGGGAATAGAAGGGCCTATTGGTCCCGTCGGACAGCAAGGAAGTGTGGGCCAAAAAGGAGACAAAGGTGATACCGGCGAAAAAGGAATCAAAGGTGATCAAGGTCTTCAAGGAGTACAGGGAATTCAAGGCAGTGCTGGAATTCAAGGTGTCACTGGATATACTGGAGAACAAGGGGTTGATGGTCCAATAGGCCCTATTGGACCAGAAGGAGACAAAGGAGACAAAGGAGACAAAGGAGACAAGGGAGACAAAGGAGACAAGGGAGACCAAGGAGACAAGGGAGACCAAGGGAATCAGGGCGTAATTGGACCAACAGGACAATCTGGAATTCGTGGTCCAAATGGATATAACGGCGAAAAAGGTGATACCGGAACTCAGGGTCCAACCGGGTACACCGGAGTACAAGGAGCGCCAGGTCCTATTGGTCCTCAGGGGGTTATTGGAGTAAAAGGTGATACTGGAGATAAAGGAGATCGAGGACACGTTGGAGAACAAGGAGATAAAGGAAATCCTGGCATACAAGGACCGACTGGTGAAATTGGAATACAAGGTGAAATTGGTTTAACCGGTGAGAAAGGTGATACTGGAGAAACTGGCAATACTGGTGATAAAGGTGATACAGGAGAAAGAGGTCCATTTGGTTATACTGGTTACACTGGCGAACAGGGAGAACGCGGCATAGTTGGTGTAACTGGAAAAATGGGTCCTACCGGATACAATGGTGATACAGGAGAACAAGGTCCTCAAGGTCCTCAAGGTCCTCAAGGTTTCCAGGGAGTTATTGGATTTACCGGACAACGAGGTGAAAGAGGTTTCAGAGGTATACAAGGAGAAAAGGGTGATACAGGATATCAAGGAATAATTGGTTATACCGGTCCTCAAGGGATACAAGGAATTAGAGGAATGACTGGACCACAGGGTCTAACTGGCTATACTGGGTACACCGGACCGCAAGGAATCCAGGGAATCCAGGGAATCCAGGGTCTCACCGGTTATACAGGAATTCAAGGACCCACTGGTTTTACTGGACTACAAGGCCCAACTGGCACAATTGGACCACAGGGCCTAACCGGGTACACGGGCTACACCGGACAGCAAGGAATTCAGGGAATCCAGGGTGTTACCGGGTATACTGGAATTCAGGGACCAACTGGATATACTGGAATGCAAGGACCAACTGGAGTAATTGGACCACAGGGTATACAAGGAGAAAAGGGCGATATAGGTTATACTGGATATACTGGCATTCAGGGAATACAGGGCATGACAGGCGATCAAGGTATTGTAGGACCTAGAGGACATACAGGCGATACCGGTTCAAAGGGAGACCGCGGAGTAACCGGGCACACTGGCGATCAAGGTATTGTAGGACCTAGAGGACATACAGGCGATACCGGTTCAAAGGGAGACCGCGGAGTAACCGGGCACACCGGCGAACAAGGTATTGTAGGACCTAGAGGACATACTGGTGACACCGGTTCAAAGGGAGACCGTGGAGTAACCGGGCACACCGGCGAACAAGGTATTGTAGGACCTAGAGGACATACTGGTGACACTGGTTTAAAGGGTGACCGTGGCATGACCGGACATACTGGAGATCAAGGTATCATAGGACCTAGAGGGTTTACTGGTGACACAGGTTCAAAGGGTGATCGTGGCATGACCGGACATACTGGAGATCAAGGTATAATTGGACCTAAGGGTAACACCGGCTATACCGGTTCAACTGGCGAGCGTGGACCAACCGGCGTAACCGGTCAACGTGGTTCAACTGGTTATACAGGAATCCAAGGCATAATCGGCCCAACAGGAGATAGAGGTGGCCCAACAGGGCCACAAGGAATAACTGGTCCAACTGGGTATGAAGGACCAACCGGATATACTGGCGAACAAGGTCTGCGTGGTCCAATTGGTTATGATGGTGAAAAAGGAGACACTGGTTCTATAGGACCAACCGGATATACTGGCGAACAAGGTATAATAGGATTAACCGGACCTCAAGGAATATCTGGCATAAAAGGTGACACCGGAGAAGAAGGTCCTAGAGGTTACGTTGGCGAACAAGGTGAAAAAGGTGACCCTGGAATTCAAGGCCCAACTGGTGTCACTGGAACATTTGGTCCGACAGGTGGGATTGGCCCAACTGGAAATGCCGGAGAAAAAGGTGATACAGGAAGTCTTGGTGTTACTGGATATACTGGTCCAGCTGGATATACTGGTTTCACAGGAAAACAAGGCGAAAGAGGTGATCTAGGTCATACCGGTCAAACCGGTCCAACTGGTTTTACTGGTCCAATGGGTTCAGTAGATGTATTCCATAAACCAGCGGATTTTGAAGAGACATTTTCAGTATTGAAGAAAGCAACCTTTTACAGTGGTATAGATATTTCGGGTTCTATTGGAATTAACTTACCAATAACGAATCCTGATGCCCGAGAAGATTGTTGGACGAGACAACAACCTAGAGTCACAATAGATATTTCAGCAACTGACGCGATAAGGTTACCTATGGGTTCTGTAGATGAAAGACCAGATACTTCAGGTAATCCACAGGATTTTAAAGGTTACATTAGATATAATTCAGAGTGGGATAGATTTGAAGGTTTTGGTGGAGACGCTAGTTGGGGTGATATAGGTGGAGTTGTAAATATTGATAGAGATAGTTTCATAAGACCAAAAGCGGATATTTCAGGAGGGTTTGTATTAAGAGGACAACCTCATTATAGTAAAGATTTACAGTTTGTTACAAGCAACGTACAGCGCATGGTAATAGATGCTTCGGGAGATATATCAATGAATAATGTTATTGTTGTTGATGACGCATCATTTCATTCTAATGTTATGATTGCTGGAGATGTATCAATTAATACAAAATTATTTGTTAACGATGACGTGTCTTTTATTAGCCATTTGTCAGTTGGCGATGATGTGTCTTTCAACAGCAAATTGTATGTGAAAGACGATGTTTCTTTTATTAGTCATTTATCAGTGGGTGATGATGTGTCTTTCAACAGCAAATTGTACGTGAAAGACGATGTGTCTTTTATTAGCCATTTGTCAGTTGGCGATGATGTGTCTTTCAATAGCAAGTTATATGTGAAGGACGATGTGTCTTTTATTAGTCATTTATCGGTGGGTGATGATGTGTCATTCAATAGCAAGTTATATGTGAAAGACGATGTGTCTTTTATTAGCCATTTGTCAGTTGGCGATGATGTGTCTTTCAACAGCAAATTGTACGTGAAAGACGATGTGTCTTTTATTAGCCATTTATCAGTGGGCGATGATGTGTCTTTCAATAGCAAGTTATATGTGAAGGATGATGTGTCTTTTATTAGCCATTTATCGGTGGGTGATGATGTGTCATTCAATAGCAAGTTATATGTGAAAGACGATGTCTCTTTCATAAGTCATTTGTCGGTGGGTGATGATGTGTCTTTCAATAGCAAATTGTACGTGAAAGACGATGTGTCTTTTATTAGCCATTTATCAGTAGGTGATGATGTGTCTTTTAATAGCAAGTTATACGTGAAAGACGATGTGTCTTTTATTAGTCATTTATCGGTTGGTGATGATGTTTCTTTTAATAGCAAATTATTCGTGAACGATGATGTCTCTTTCAATAGCCATTTGATGGTTGGAGATGATGTGTCATTCAATAGTAAGTTTTTTGTAAAAGGTGATGTCTCTTTCAATAGTCATTTAATTGTCGGAGATGATGTGTCATTTAACAAAAACGTATTTATAGGACAAGATTTATCAGTTAATCAAAATGTCTATATAGGTGGAGATGTATCTATGCAGGGAGACCTCATGATAAAAGGTAATTTGACAGTATTTCAAACTCGAGAGACAACTACAATTCGAACAACTGTTAATGAATATCAATTAGTAATAATAGAAGATTTATCATTGAACGGGGAATTAGAAGTGTCTGGTGACGTTTCATTCAACTCAACCTTATATGTAAGAGATGATGTTTCATTTATCAGTCATTTGATGGTTGGTGATGATGTATCTTTCAACAGCAAGTTATTCGTGAATGATGATGTATCTTTCAATAGCCATTTGATGGTTGGCGATGATGTGTCTTTCAACAGCAAGTTATTCGTGAATGATGATGTATCTTTCAAT